TTTTGGAGTGAACTAGCTCGGTCTTCGCAATAGGCAAGGTCTGCTCACTTAACGTGATAACTACCTCTTTGTCGTTTTTATCGGTGGTAACCGCATAAGGCAAGAGGTCTGTGTATAAGCCCGAAATATCGGAGTCCGCTTCAAGGTTTGTGAGGTTCTTGCCGTATTCAATAACAACCCCGGTGTTCGTGCCACGGCCTTGGTGGTGAATAACATTGAAGTTATCCCACTCAAACTCACCGCCCCAAAGGTCAATAACCGAACCTTGCTCACCACCCAGAACGGCACGAAGGCTTTTCGGCTTGGTTACCGCAAAAGGCTTCTGCGTTTGATAGTCGGTTTTGAAGGTAAAGTTATGCGGTGTCAGTGCGTTATCAAATACAGCATTGATTGCCAACTGTGGGAGTATTTCTGTCGAACTCCATATCGGTGCAGCAATCGTAGTAAGGTCATAAGAGATGTGTTGTGCGTATATTTTCACGATGCCGTTTAAGGGCTTCGTAATTCTATAAATGCGGAACATCTGATTTGCAGAGGTGTCATTTGGCTTGGCTTTGATTAAGCGCTCCTTCTGTATCTCTGCGTATAAACGTCCTGTAACAGGATAGGTCAAAACGCACTCGTATGCGCCGTTCCTCTCCTCGGTTACTTGGCACGAAAGGGTGTCCACAAGCGTGCCGATGCCATACGTAGAAAAATCCGTATCGTTTGCGCCAAAAAGAATAGGAATCATAATGAACACCACCTTGGCACAATCTCTATGCTCGTGATACCACCACTAAAAGTAATCGTGTTTTTGCCGGGAGCGAATAGCGGAAAGCTCTCGCCCTTAACGGTGTCATTTTTTAGGGTCGTGTCGTGATAGAAATTCATAAGCTCCGAGTCGCATTCGGTATAGCCGTTAAGGGTAGAAAAGTTCCACGTCTTATTGCTAGAAGCCGACTGAATTGTGAGCGTTCCCGTGCCTTTGCCATTGATTTTCAGATAGGGTTTTGCAGTAAAACCATACGGGTTTGTCAAAGAAATTGGAGACTTCGAGTAGGTGGTCTTTACTTGTCCGACGCTTGAAAAACGCATAGGATGACAAGTAAAGTTTACCGTAAACACCCCTATCTTATTGATTTCATCGGAAATATCGAGCTTGTTGTTGAAAACAGCTCTTCGGAAAAAAGCAGTATCATAGCTGTCCGACAAAGTGTGATAGCGGTCGGGTTCTGCATATAACCACCCCTTTATCGCAGTCACCTTATCGGCAAGCTCCTGAATGCTTTTTGCCGGGATAAAACAGGTATAAGAAACCGAGGTGTTTGGGTATCTGCCCTCGGAGTAAATCAAGTCACCGTCCCGCCCCGGTATGGACTGAAATTTCAAGTCATACTTGGGGGCGGAAAAGATGTCCTTCGAGCTAATGCGAACGCCCATATCCTTGGAACTGATACCATTATAAATAAAATAATTCATGCAAATACCACTCCTTTTCTTTGTGCGTAAGCCCCTGCGGTTGCCATAATTTCGTTAGTCAACTCGCTGATGTCTTCGCTCGTATAGTTGTTGAAAGTTTGAATGTTAAGCTGAAGAATGAAGCCGTTTGAGCCACCCATAGCTCCACCTGCGACAGTGCTATGTGCGTTTACGTCAATATTCTTCGGCAAGGTTGTGGACAAATCCGCAGAGAGGTCATTAAACACACCATTGAGGTCGTTTGCCATGCTCGTAGCAGAGTCGATGGCTTCACCTGCGGTTTCATCAATACCGCCTGCAAGACCCGTCATAAGCATATCACCGACCCACGCCATCTTCTTGGAGGGAGATGCTATGCCAAAGAAGGAACAGATGCCATCCCAAAGGTCACCCGCCCAATTCGATACCTTATCCCAAATCCAATCAGCAAGCCCTTGTATGCCTTCCCACAGACCTTTTACAAGGTTTGCACCGACGTCAACAAACGAGCCAAGCCCGTTCATAAGTGCGCCTACCAAAGAGGTAATAATCTGTGGCATTGCTTTTACAAGTTCGAGAATGATTGCAGGAAGGTTCGTAATCAAGCTCATAAAGAGGCTAACACCCGCTTCTATGAATTTGTCAATGCTACCGAGCAGGCCGTTGATTATGCCACTGATAAGCTCGGGCAAGCACCCGGCAATCGTAGTAATAATCTGCGGAAGTTCGGCAACAAGAGAAACCAGAAGCTCGATACCCGTTTCAATGAGCATTGGAATCATACCAAGCAAGGTGTCAATAATACCCGTAATAATCTGTGGGATTGCGTTAACAATCGTAAAGATGATTTCAGGGAGCGCACCAATCAACGAGGTAATGAGCGTAAGTCCCGCATCAATAATCAACGGAATAGCACCAATTACGGCTTCAATAATTCCTTGAATAATGACGGGAATGGCTGCGACAATCGTGGTAACAATCGAAGGCAACGCGCCTATAAGCGAAGTAATAAGCTGAACACCCGCCTCGATGAGAAGCGGAATTGCTCCGATTACTGCCGTAAGGATACCGTTGATAATTTCGGGGATTGCCGCCACGATGGTTTCGATGATTTCTGGCAACGCACCAACGAGTGCCGTTATAAGCTGTATGCCTGCGTCAATAATCTGCGGAATCGCCTCAATCACAGCGGTTAAGATGCTATCGATAATGAGAGGGATTGCCTCCACTATCGTCTGAATAATTGTAGGCAACGCATCCACAAGGGCTGTAAGGAGCGTAATGCCCGCATTGATTATCTCTGGAAGAGCATCAAGCAACGTGCCAAGCACGGCATCGATGATTTTTGGTATTGCCGACACGATTTTCTTAATAATCGTAGGCAGTGCCGAAACCAACGAAGTTAGGAGCTTGACCCCTGCGTTTATGATTTGTGGGATTGCCCCCAAAACTGCGGTTAATACACCCTCGATTATCTGCGGAATGGCACTTACAATCGCATCAATGATGGACGGCAAAGCCTCCACCAAAGAGGTCATAAGCTGAACCCAAGCCTCGATAATCTGTGGAATTGCACCAAGCAAGAACTGAATCACCGAATCAATAAGTCCGGGAAGAGCCTCGATAAGTATCGGAACGGCATCCAGAATGCCTTGTGCAAGCCCCATTACGAGCTGTATTGCAGCATCGAGTATCAAAGGCAGATTGTTTATAATCGTTTCCACGATTTTTACCATAACCGCTACGATAGACGGAATCAACTGCGGAATTGCCGCCGCGATACCGCTTACGAGGGTAACGATTACTTGCATTGCCGCATCAATCAGCAGCGGAAGTTGGTCGATAATACCGTCCACGAGGGCAAGTACCAACTGCAAAGCTCCGCTTGCTATTTGCGGTAGTCCCGCGATAAGTGCGTTCAGTATCGTGAATATGATTTCCGTTGCCGAACTAACAATTATCGGGAGATTGTCCACGATGGCTTGACCGAGTGAGGTTACCATCGTTGTAATAAGGTCAAGGAGCGCCGGGAGATGCTCCATAAATACATCAATGACCTTGGGAAGAATATCTCCGATGACGTCTGCCATTTTGGAAATATCCCCGTCCGCATCCTTGATGCCGTTTGTGAACTCACCAAGAAGGCTTACACCGTCCGATGCAAGGTCGGTAAGTACCGGGAGAAGAATAGTACCGAGAGCATTTTTGGCTGCCGTTGCACCCACCGAAAGGTACTGCAATTGGTCATCAAGTGCGCCATAGGCATTAAGGGCATCGTCACCAAGCACATATCCCGCCTCTTGAGCCTCTTTGCCCAGCTCTGCCATTCGTTCCGCACCTGCCTCAATAAGAGGGTTCAGTTCCTGTGCGGACTTACCGAGTATCTGCATTGCGATAGCATCACGTTCGGTTTCGTTTTCCATCTTACCGAGAGCATCGATAATCTCCCAATAAACGGTGTCACTATCACGCATATTGCCTTCGGCATCATAAACGGAAATACCGAGCTTGTTATAAGCCTTTGTCATTTCATTCATTGCCGGGGCAACAGGCTCGGAGGCACTTGCCACATCTGCTTGTGCGGAAGCAAGATTTGATTGTGCTTGTTCGAGGGCAAGAGCCGCCTTTCTCACACTAGCCGAGGCATCTCCGTTTTCGGCAAGAGCTGTGTTGTAGGTCTCTTGTGCTGACGTGAGCTTGTTTTGAGCCTTTTGCAAGGCAATAGCGGCTTTTTGTGCTTGTTCGGAATCAGCGCCATTCTTTTCAACGGCTGCGTTGTAAGAGATTTGTGCGGATTCAACACTAAGCATCGCATCCTCAACGGAAGCATAGGCTTTGGAAACGGCTGCGCCACTCTTTTTAACCGCTTCGTCATATGCGATTTGTGCCTTTTCAAGGTTGACTTGAGCGGTTTCTGCTTTGGCTTCTGCCTTGGCGAGCTTCTCCATATCCACCGCTGCATCACCCGTGACATTTGCGACCGTAGACATCGATTTGATGTTTTTAGCCATCGATTTCGTGAGTGTTTCGGTGGATACGTCAACAAGCTCGGCGGCATACATATACTCTTGGAGCTTGTCGGTTGCGATGCCCGTTTGTGTGGCGGTTGTAAGCACGTCATCGGCATAAGCTGCGCCCTCGGTTGCCATATCGACAAGAGCCTTACCAGCAGCCACGGCGGCGGCAGAAACGGCGGCAAAGGCGGCAGCCATCGCGGCGGCTGTGACTTTACAAATATTGCCGAGAGCTTCAAACCTACCCCCGGCATCATCTGCATCTTCACCTGCGCCTTTGACCTCTTTGCCCATATCGTCGGCTTCTTTGCCTGCCTCGTCCATACCTTCGCTCGTATTGTCTAGGGCACTATTGTTCTGCTCAAGCTCACGCTCCATTTTGTTAAGAGCCGCTTCAGCATTATTTAACTGTATCTGCCACGCTTGTGTACGCTTATCATTTTCTCCAAAAGACTCGGTTGCGTTCTGCAAGGCGGCACGGAGTACTTCAATTTTGCTTTTTTGGGCATCAATCTGCTTTCCGAGGACTTCGTTTCTAGCGGTGAGTGCTTCGACAGACGTATCGTTTCTGTCGAACTGCGACTCGACTAGCTTCATTTCAGAACCGAGAACCTTAAATGCAGAATTGATATCCGCCAAGGACTGCTTGAATTCTTTTTCGCCTTCAAGACCGATTTTCAGTCCAAATTTATCTGCCACTTGCACCACCTCCTTCGTTTAGCTTTTTGTAGCATTACACTCCATCGGGAATAATATCATCGATGAAATGCTCACGTTTGGGTTTTGAGATGCCGTTGTACTGTTTGTGGCATTCCCAAAGGTCAAGAAGCAGACCGAAAGGCATAAGCCCCACCTCTTCCATAGAAAGGTTAAGGTGGGCTATACCGTAATAAAGAAGCCGAGTAAATAACTCTTCGTCACTTACTCGACCGCCACGTTTTTTGGGTCTGCCTCGCTTTCAACGTTGCGTTTTGTACCCTTATAAAGAGCCTCCGTGATAGCTTCCTTATAGGTTGCAAGCTCGGAGGGAGCAGTAAGGATTTCTACCTCTTCCTCGGTAAGCAGAGGCTTGGGGTTATCCTTATTCTTGAGGTTGTAGATGAGCGTGGACTGATTTGCAAGAAGGGTGATAAGCCACACAATCTCGCCAATAGCCATCTCGAAGTTTTCGGACTTCAAGAGCTTATCTCCAAGATGTTCAAGACCGCCGTAACGACCTGCGATTTCCTTGGTTGCCTTCGTTGTAAGAATAAGGGTGTATTCGTCACCGCCAATGGTGATATTAGTAGAACGTTCCGTAGTCATTAGTTGCTACCTCCTGCTGGTTTCGTATAAGTAGGCTCATAAACCGACTTATACCAATTGGTGATAATTGTTGCCGTAACCGAAGCATCTCCCTCGGTAACCTCTGCCTTCCACGGGTGCTTACCGTTGCCGTCCACCTTATTACGCGCAAAAATCGTACCCTCGATGGTAGGCGTGGAGAAGGTAATGCTGTCGCCCTTGGTCGCAAGATTGGTAGCCGGGATGCTGAACTTTACGCGGTAAAGCCAGAAATACTTATACTTGCCGTTGCCTTTCTTCGCACGGAAGCCAATAGCCACGGGTGCGCCACCATCCTCCTGTGCTGCAACGATAACACCGTTCGTGTCAATAACCGAACCCGTAAGGTCGGAAGCCACTTTTGCGCCGATATCGTCAATGCCGAGAGAAAGAGTACCACTCTTAAACTCCCTCACACTTTCAGCGGTGCCGTCATCGGCATACAGAGTTGCCTCTGCAAGTTCAACGGAAAGGTCTGCGGTCATTGCTTTTGCCAACTGAACGGGAGTTTCGTAGGTTTCAAAGCCGTCCGCATCTTCCGTAATCTTGGCATAGTAAAGTTTGTCAAGTCCTATAGTTGCCATAGGTTATAAATCCTCCATTTGATAATGATTTGCTACATCCACCACGTAGTGGTGATAGCCCGTATCGTTTTCATAGCCGATATACTGTCTGCTTGTAATGGTTAAGTCCGCCGAAAGCAGTGCGCGGACGATTCTGTTTTTATCTGCGCCATAGTTGCCTTTGCAAAAAAGAGAAACCCTCGCCTCTTGCACATCATACGTAGGCGCGTTGTCTGCCTCAAGCTCAAAGTTGTCACTCATAGGAATGATAACGATGTATTTGTCGGGTGCCGTGTCACCAAACACACCTGTTTCAAGAGGAATGCCAAGCGGTGTCAGCACCGTATTAAGGTCTTTCAGAATGCTCATACCTTGCTTATCTCCTCCTCAAGTTTCTGTATCATTGCCGCCTCACAAGCGCTCTTTGATGCCGTTTTCGCAGGCTTTAAGAACGGCTTTGCAGGTTGACCGTGCCGTCCGTATTCGAGAATATTCGCTATTTTTGCGTTACTCTCACCATCCGAACGAGGCTCTGCAAAACCGATTTTTACGTTGTGATTGCCGTTTTTATCAACTCTTGCACCCGTCAAACCGAGGGAGCGTTCAAGCTCACCCGTGGAACGAGAGCCGACTTTGGTGTTCTTGCCGACAACGGCAGCGAGATTGCTCTTGACCTTCGCCAGAACCACCTCACCACCCGCCTCAAGAACACGCTCGGCAATTTCGTCTGTTTTCTTACCCAAACTAGAGAGCTTTTTCAAAAACTCGTCGGGCATTTGTACTTCTGCTTTAGCCACGAGTTGCCACCACCTTCTTTGCCATTATTTCAAGGTACATACCGCGTCCACGGACATTTTCTACCGAAATAATGTCGTATTTGATGCCTTCGCAGTAAAGAATGTGGTCGGTTGTAATTTCAACACCGGGAATAATGCGGATGGTGAATACGCCTATAATAAAAGTTATTCCGTGGGGTATGACTTCGGCTCTATAAAAAGGCTTGAAAAATACGATATGGGCGCTTTATCCACGCTTTATATCTG